GTTTCCCCTCTTACCTCTTTACAAAGGCGTGGCTTCCGGTTCGACCGGAACATCGGGCTGGGCATTTTGTGCCCAATTTCCGCGTGTGTTACGCACGCGTGTGATCTGCATGAGAGCAGATTCTCTTGCTACTAAATGATAGTAGTGTAAAATGACCTTGGTAACAGGGTCACCCATCAATTCTCCACGTTCCGTGTAGAATACTTCGAGAAGTTTACTCTTCTCGTCAACAAACTCCACTTGACGTGGAGCACATAATGCGAAAACACAAGTTTCGCGATACCACCTGGGAATCCCCAAGGCGGTGCAAAGGTGGTTCAAAATCACCTGAGCTACTGTTTGATCACAGTAGTCTGTAGCCGTTTCCCAATCAGTTGAGAAAAGGTAGACATCTTTGTCACCAAAGATGAAATTCGCACGAGGATTCTTGTGCGACAAACGCTTGAAGAAATTCCAAGCATGATTTCCGGCTTTAACTCCGGATTCACTTGACGGTATAGCCGTCAAGTACTCAAGAAGCACGTGCGAGAGCACGTGCAGTAACATCGCGTGAGCGAGGTGTGAGACCGTTATGGCCCTGTACTTCCCTAGTTCTGCAACCAGGGAAATTCGAACGGACATTAAATTCCGCTCATAACATGTTTCACGATCGTGGAACATGTGGCAAGCCCAGTTGAAGAGTAACTCTCCAACTGGTGTATCCTCCCTGTCAAGGGGAGGTCCAAGTGAACCGTTAAACAGGTTCACCTTAGGTATCGGCACATTACTGGCCAATACTTTCCTGGCGGCTTCTAATTTGCCACCACTTTCGGCGTTCGTGAAGAACTCACCGCTATCACTTAGTGATATTTTTGCCTTGTCAAGGCATTTCTTCCAGAACATCTCTGTTCTGGATTCGGATCCTAGTTTCTCTAGGACTTTTGCGTGTATTGAATACACGCTTGGCTGGATATACCCAGCAATCGAGGCGTAAACCTCGGGATCGGCCTCCTCTTGCAAAAGGGCCTTGACTTTAAGAAGAGTCTTAAAGTAAACGCTCCGGGGGGGAACCCCTGAAGCTCTCGTCTGACATAGCAGTGATGCTCGCCAGATATCCATCGGACTTTTTCTGTCCGAAATGAAGGCTGTTGCAGCCTTGAAGAAAGACATCTCTCGCGGGATGTCAATGTTCTCTAGAGAACCAACAGGATTGAAAGCCTGTTCTTTAAATTGCTTACGCAATTTCTTCACCTTTTCAAAGGTGCTACTGCGATTCAAATCGCGGTCTTTGTCCCTGAAGTAATCAGGGAGCAATTGTCCAATCATGCACGACTGGATTTGATCAACTCTTTCCCAAGAGTTGTACTCCTTCCTGTCAGGGAAGGAAAGGATGAGTTGCATGAGCAACCCATCGACTGTAGCTAAGATCGATCTCAGCTTGTTAACTGAACCTGCGTTCAGTTTCATCTTCAGTATCTCAGATACTGTTTCTTTACCTGCATATGAAGGCAGGTTTGCCAGGAGTCGCATTACTGCGACTCCGTTACGACCGGTTGCCCCGGTCTTTTGTTTCCCAAGGAGCCTTGGGAACCAGTGAGTGCCCTTCCACAGGACACTGTATGCTTCAGAGATCGTTTTCAGATCTTTGAAAGGTACCCGGTCTTTACGACCGGTGAGTTCCTTGTTTAGTTTGCACTCAAACAAGTTTTCCGCGTTCCAGCAAACTTTCACTGGACCGATTTCGCTTACCCCGTGAAGGGATTTGCTAACAACTGTTCGGTTAAAACCAAACAGATCACGGTGAGTCTCCTCACCTTTACACGAACAGGTTCCCTGTCCGTTCCGATTACGCCCGCGAGAGCGTAATATACAGCAGCCTACAAAGCTGCCAGTTGAGAGAACGTGTCTCTCGTAATCCCACGGAAGATCCGTGGGTAAAGCAAAGGGAATTCCACCCTTTGAAGTAGATGCCGTATCATCATAGGCGTCGACGTCATTTTTAACAGATGACATTCTGCTGGAGGGTCTAAACGACCGACTCCGGTGAACGCTGGAGAACACCCGGCTTTGGAGCCCGTTAGGGTTCAGCGTCCAACTCGTGCTTGGATTTCACCACTGAAAAGTG